TGCGCAAGCGAAGTGAGCGCTCACTTACATTCGAGATAATAAAAAACCCGATTATCTCGGGTTTTTTGGATTATATCGGCTTTGAATTTGCCAAAGCTTCGAAAATCGCTTTTAAAGCATTTTTATTTGCTTTAGTTAATGATTCAATATCATTTTCGGGTAATCGCAAAATCGCACCGATTGCATCGGCATGAGTATCTTTTTTAACTGGAGTTTCTCCAGTTTTTGATTTATATTCTTTTTTAATATAAACCTTTTCACGCGAAAGTTTAGCGACAATACTCCGAACAGTTTTTCCGAGATTCTCAGCGATAATCTCAACTGATTTACCAGCTTGATAATCAGCGATAATCTGAGCAGTTTGCTCAGGCGTATAATTCACAGTTTTTGCATTCATTTAAATTCTCCTATTTAAAATGCGTTATATAAACCAAGGATATTAGCCAAAAAGAATGTACCATTAAGGGTAATTAATGATTTATCTTTTCGATAATAACCAACTATTAACCAAGATAATGAACCGATAATAAAAAAACAATATCCCAAAAAGAATAATTGTGAAGCGACAATAAATGCACCGATAATGCTAGATAATGTGCCGATCCAAGAAATTTTATTAATCATCGTTTAATTTCCATTGTGTGATGCGGGTTAGGCTCAAGCCCATATTGTACCATAATTTTTTGCCATTGTACGCCATGCCCACAATTTTTTTCTGATAAGCCGAAAAGATTATAATCGGCTTGGTGAATAACCTCATGCGGTAAAATAATATCAAACATATTATCTGAATATGATTTTGAATGAGTAAAAAATTTAAAACCCAATTCAATAATATTATCTTCTTGGTGGCATAATCCTGCAGTACGCCACAATCTACCATTAATTTTAATAATCGGGGGATTATATTTAGTTAATCGTGGATATAACTCGCACAGATTATCCCAGATAATCAGGGTCTGATTATTTAGAATTTTAGTGAGTTGTTTTCTGTCCATGTCCTACATTATACACGAAAAACGCCAAAAAAGCAATGTGTGCAAAAATACAACATAGGGGTTTTCCCCTATTGACGTGGGCACAATTTTACTGGTAAAATTGGCGCCTCAAAATGAATACTTTTGTTTTCAAATTAAACGGGAAACAAAAGTATTCATTTTTTAAGCAAAAAAAAAAAGCCCCGAAGGGCTTATTTTTTAGGGTTAATTTTATAATAAATAATAACCGATAAAAATATTACATTAGCGGTATAATTAAATAATAGTGGCAAAACCATTTGAGGCAGAATATATATAATAGTTAATATCTCGCCTATAAACCACATTGAAATAAATCCCCAAGTTAATCCCTCAGAGGATTTTGTTTTATATGATTCTATTGCCTGAGGTAATCCGCAAAATGCCAATAAAATCGAACCAAGCCAACCGATAGTTTCCATTATATAATCTCCGTTATTGTTTGTTGAATAAAAGGCTTTTTATTATATTCTGTTTCAAGCCTTTTATCGTCAATTAAATGCAGGCATAATGCCATAACCCATAATACCCGCATTTTATTATTTTACCGCCACAAAATGATTTTTAACCTGAAAATCTTGCCAATTATAAGGCTTGATATTATCTTGCCAATTACGCTTTTTAATAATATGCGACAAAATAGGCAATTCAAAATCTCGGGCATCCTCTAAGGCAGTATGCGGCTCGATAATCATTTGATTATTAATAAACCCGCAAACTGTTTCGGCAGTTGTTTTAAATGTCATATTGCCATTTGCAGTAGGTTTATTAAACTGGTGATTATCTAGCGCAAATTGTTTAAATGCTTTTTTATTGCAAATATTACCGATAGCAGATTGCCAAAGGCAAAACTTAGAATTAAACACGGATAAATCAATACCAGTATTTGAGCATTTAGAATAATCAAAAGCCAGATTATAAGCGGTAAGAGTTGGATTATATTTGCCGATTGCCTGATTAATCCATTTATTAATTGCATTAACTGATGCAAGCATACGAACGCCATTATCTAGCATAGCAACATATTGGGCTTTGCGTTTATTCAAACCCTCATAACCCCAAATATCATTTGCTTTTTTATCGTGGAACAATTCAAAAGCATCATAATGGTTTTTAACCATTACCGCACATTGATTATAAATTACGCCATTTCGGTCAACGATAACGCAAGCAAAATCAGCGACTGTATCTTGCATTGTGGTTTCGGTGTCAACGATTGCGAAAAATTGTTTTTTAGCCATTGTGTGCCTGTGAGTTGGTAAGCCCTGATTATAGCGGGTTTTTGGGCAAAACTGGGAAAATTTGCAAGAAATTTATTTTATTTATTTGTGTTGTATTTATGCAAAACTAGGGTTTACCCTATTGACACGCGCTCAATTATACTAGTATAATTGGCGCAAACTGTGGTTTTAAAACAACAGTTATTTTGAAAACCTGAGTATTCAATTATTTTTGAATACTCAGGTTTGCTAATTAGTGACCTTGTTTGCTTGGAATGTAAACACCCCGAATATTGAATCTGTCACAAACTGCTTTTAAATAATTTACATTATCCTCATAAAATGTAAATTCAGCATTTGCAAAAGGCTTTAAATTAAAAAACTTTGCAAGCCCATTAATTTTTAGCGTACCGCCTGAGATAGTATCCCCATCATTGCGAGATATAATGTAATCAGGCTTTCCCAATACCGAATCAATAAATTCATAATCAGGATTCCGCAAAACGCGGGCAGTAGCAATAATGACAAAACAGTTTTCATCGGTTAGGTCTTTTTTGTATTGTTCAGCAAGTGGCAAAAGAGAATCGTCTAATGCGCGATATTCGTTTTCTCTCCAATAGCCTAGATCAATTCGTTCGCCATTGTCGTCTACAATTGTGCGATACCTGTGAAGGGAACAAACAATTGTTCCGTCCATGTCATAAATTGAAACCTTTTTGATTTTAGCCATTTTTTAATCCTCTGAAAAATATTGAGCAAGTGCGCTTTGGAATTCTGCAATTGTAGCAAACTTTAGCCCATGACGCAAGCAAAATTTGCGGAATTCTGCAATTTCTTTTACAGTGTATTTGTATTTCATCATAGCCCCAATTATACACGCAAAAACGCCAAAAAACCATGTGTGCAAAAATACAACATAGGTGTTTACCCCTATTGACAGCCGCTCCAAAATTATGATATAATTTTGGCGCAAACTTGAATACCTGAGTATTCAAGTTTTTCTGCAAACCTTGGTATTCAAAATGAAACAATATCTATATCGTAATAAGCCTTGAAGTATTTTCGCCATTGGGTGAAACCTGTTTTTGTGTCATGCCCTAGGTCTTTGTCTTGTTCCATTTGCCAAGCGTGAACATACTCATGCGCTAGTGTTGAAAACAAATCAATATCTGATTTTACTTCGCTAGTGGCAATGCGGATTTTGTGCAGGTGTTTTTTACCTACCTTTTCACCCTCATACATTCCCATGCACGAATCACCATCAAAACGCAAAACCTTAGTTTTTGCAAAGTTAACCCGTGATTTCAATTTGAATTCATTTTGCAAAATCAACTGAAACAATCTTGTTTTATCTGATTTAATCATATTAATCTACCTGAATATCTACAATCATTTGATCTTTAATAATCAAATACATTTCAACGAGTCCCATTGAAACCCAAACACAACCATTACCCTCACGCATAGCGTAGGTTTTATCAGGATAGCGCCTATCCATGTATTCTTTAGCAATTTGAAAATTTGTCATAGCGTTATTATATCCGATAAATTTAAGATAGGGGCAAAAGCCCCTATTGGTTACATGGTCTTTTCAGCCCTGATAAAGTCAGCAATTTTGGCAAGTGCTACCTTGTTTGCCTTAGTAAGTGATTCTGTATCAGCTTCAGTCAAGCCCAACATTTCACCGATAAAATCAGCGTGAACATCTTTTTTAATTGGTGTTTCACCTGATTTTGTTTTGTAAGCCTTAGCTTGGTAAACCTTTTCACGGCTCAATTTTGCAACAACTGAACGAACAGTTTTGCCCAATGTTTCCGCAAGGGTTTCAACGCTAGTACCAGCTTGGTAGTCAGCGATCATCTGAGCTGTTTGCTCAGGTGTGTAATTCACAGTCTTGGTAGTCATTTAATTTTCTCCTAATAAAATGTCAAGGGTTAACGAAAGAAGCTATGTTATAGCATATCACAATGAAGGCAATAACGCAAGCCTTAATTGCAAACATTGTAAAGTAAAATTCTTTATCGGTCATTATGGTTTCATCACAAAAGCAAAGTATAACACAAAAGGCAAGGCAATGCAAACCATGCACAGGGTAAGATCAAAAAATTCTTTTAGTTTGTTCATAGTGTCTTTCGTCATCATGTATTCTATTATACACGAATAACCAAGAAAAGATCAAGTGTGTAGAAATACAACATAGGGATAAACCCCTATTGACTAGGGGCGGTTATTAGACTATAATTTCCCCCACGCCTAAGGGCCCCCCGACACGGCCTATTTAAGGAAAATTCTCAAACACCCTAAGGTGCCAAAATCCACACTTGCTAAAATATCCCTAAACTGCTATAATCTACATAAAAGGATACCACCATGACAACTCATCTACCCGCCGAAACTGTACGCATTTCTCCCGAAGCACTGGAAGTTGCCAACGCGTACCTACAACTCAACGATGCCAGAGCCGTAGCTCAGGAATTAGACCTTGACCCTGAAGTGGTAACAAACTTACTAGCCCGCCGCGAGGTCAAAACTTATATCGATTCAGTGTTTTTTGATAGTGGCTACAACAATCGCTTTTTAATGCGACGTGCCATGGATGCACTAATCAAACAAAAGTTTCAGGAACTTGAAGAATCGCAAACTGGATCAACCAAGGATATTGCCGAATTGCTGCAAATGTCACACAAAATGTCTATGGACTTGCTTGACCGCGAGATCCAACTAGAAAAAGCACGCACAGCTACTGGCCCGCAAAAGCAAGTAAACGTACAAATCAACGAAGGCTTGGACGGAAGCAAATACTCGCAGCTAGTACAAAAATTAATTACAGGTGAAGGCGTCTAATGCTAGAATGTCTTATCCTAGGCGACTCAATTGCCACAGGCGTTGCCCAGCACAGACCCGAGTGTGCAACATATGCCAAAGTCGGAATCAACTCCTACAATTGGGTTAATCAAAACATCACCAAACCCTTAGCCGCAAAAACTGTGGTTATTAGTCTTGGCAGCAACGATCACCAAAATATTAAAACTCACCGTGAACTACACACCCTACGCGAGCTGACTGTAGCTGATCGCGTGTACTGGATTTTACCAGCCAACAAATTGGAAATTCAAGAATTCGTTAAACAAATTGCCCAACAGTATGGTGATGTAGTCCTCGGCTTTCAACCAAGCCGTGACAAGGTGCATCCAACTAGCCAAGGCTATCGCGAATTAGCAAAGGCCACCCACTAATGTTAGTAGTTTCACGCCCAGATGTTAATGTAGACGCTATTACTGAGTTCGACCCTCAGCAGCGGTTTATTAAGCTACCCATCACAAATTACCTTAAGCTATTAAACATCTACGACACAATCAACCGCCCACAGGTTGCCCTAATCAACGCAGTTAACGATCCCAAATACAGGTTTATCTGTGCTGCACTGGCACGTCGACTTGGAAAAACTTATATCGCCAACGTAATTGGTCAACTGGTAACACTAGTCCCAGGGTCGAATGTACTTATCATTTCACCCAACTACAACTTATCGTCAATCTCATTTGAGCTGCAACGTAAACTTATCAAGCACTTTGACTTGGAAGTAGCCCGTGACAACTTAAAAGACAAAATTATCGAGTTATCAAATGGAAGCACTATACGTATGGGTTCATTGGGAACAGTTGATTCAACTGTTGGTAGATCGTACGACTTAATTATCTTTGACGAGGCTGCACTTGGTGAAGGCGGCGAAGCTGCGTTTAACGTTGCACTACGTCCAACACTTGACAAACCCAACGCCAAAGCAATTTTTATTTCAACGCCTCGCGGTCGCAACAACTGGTTTTCGCAGTTTTGGAATCGTGGCTTTGACAACAACTTTCCTGAGTGGATTAGCTTACAAGCTGACTACACTGAAAATACTCGTATGGCTGAATCGGATGTTGCGGAAGCACGTCGAAGCATGTCAAAAGCCGAATTTGAACAAGAATACTTGGCCTCATTCACCGTGTTCGAAGGCCAAATTTATGCACTAAAAGATGAAGACGTTACAGAAATTCCTGAGGACCTCAAAGGTGAGGCGTTTGCTGGATGCGACCCTGGCTACAGAGATGCTACTGCTTACTGCGCTATCGTTTACGATTGGAACCGCGATTGCTTTTATATTGTCGATGAATACTTAAAATCGGAACAAACCACCGAGCAGCACGCTACGGCGTTTCGCGAATACAACGACAAGCACGGTGTTGAAGTTACTTTTATTGACTCGGCTGCAGCACAATTTGCTTCAGACCTTGCCTACTTGTACAACATTTCAACTACAAAAGCCAAAAAAGATGTCTTACCAGGCATCGCGTATGTGCAGACACTGTTACAACAGGGTCGGCTAAAGGTAGCCCCGCATTGTACCAATGTACGTGCTATGTTTGACCAGTATCGCTGGGATCAACGTGAGGGGCTGCAACGTGAACGTCCCATGCATGATCAATATAGTCACATGGCTGATGCAGTTCGTTATGCTCTTTACACCTACACGGTGTAATGGCTAAGAAAATTTTTACATTGACTTTTTGTTGCTGTAATGCTATAATACTAGGTAATTGTGGAGTACTTTATTCCACCTGGAGAAAATAATGGACAAAACAGAATACGAAGCAATGCTAAAAGCAGCATTTGCCAGTGAATTCTCGTTCTTCTTAAAAGCGGCTGGTTTCCACTGGAATGTTGAAGGCAATTCGTTTCCACAGTATCATGAACTGTTTGGTAAGATTTACGGTGAAGTTTACGCCTCAATTGATACTTTTGCTGAACAGCTTCGTGCACTCAGAATTTATGCGCCTGCCGCATTTGAAGTATTTGACGAGATTTCAGCAGTTGAGTGTCAAACAGGCGTGCCTGGTGCTATGCAAATGACGCAAGAACTTTTAGCTGATTCGGATTTAATGGCTGAGATTTTTCGCGCAGCGTACTCCGCTGCTGAACAAATGGGCGATTACGGTTTAGCTAACTTTTTAGCAGATCGTCAAGACGCTCACCGCAAACATTCCTGGATGTTACGCTCTACCCTGAAATAATGGCAAAGAATACAAATAAACGGATTCCTGTAAAGTGGGTTCGTGACCGGGCTAAAGCAGCCTATGAAAAGAAAGATCGGTGCCATATCTGTTCAAGTTCACAAGACTTAGAACTGCACCACCTACACTCAGTTACAATACTCCTAGATAAATGGGCTGAAGCAAAAGGTTACGATATTTCAACAGACGCAGGTATTTTAGCTGTTCGTGACGAGTTTATTGATACGCACCGAGTAGAGTTATATGACCAAGTTTACACCCTTTGTAATCGGCATCATGTAGCGCTGCACAGTGTTTATGGTAAGGCTCCTCGCCCTGGTTCAGAGCCCAAACAGGCCCACTGGATTGAAACACAGCGTGCAAAACATACTGGCGAGGCTGCTGAAACAGTTGTAATTCCTAAAAAGAGCTTTGGTAGTTTTTTCTCTGAGTTTACTTAAGGGAAAACTATGTCAAGATTTACAGACTGGATAGTTGAAAAACTAAACCCAGCACAAACACGTATCGCTCAAGAAGCCGGTACACAAATTGGTTCGCAATCAAAGGTTACGTACCAACAAGCTTTTCAAAAATTAGAGTCGGTTAATCGTAGTGTGAGCATGCTTGTTAACGCTGCTACTTCACTTGATTACGACGTAAAAGATAAGATTGCAGAAGGTATTGTTGGCGGAATTCGTCAAAAGTCGCTTAATACGCTTTTAAACTTCCGACCTAACCCTTACCAATCTACACAAGAATTTCGCCAAGCAATTTTCACAGATTTGATCTTGGAAGGTAACGTGTTCATACACTTTGACGGTGTATTTATGTATCACCTGCCTTCAGCAAACGTAGAAATTTTAACTGATACCAAAACGTTTATTCGTGGCTATCGCTACAACGGTATGGTTGATTTTAAAGAGTCAGAAGTATTTCACTTCCGTGATTTGAATTCAAATTCTATTTATCGAGGTGCATCGCGGTTAGAAGCAGCTCAACGAAGTATTGCTACACTACACGCAATGAAAGAGTTTCAAGAGAACTTTTTTGAAAACGGAGCTGTATTCGGCTTAGTACTTACTTCGGAAAATACGCTCTCACAAGTTGCAAAAGAAAAAACAATACAATACTGGTTACAGAAATATTCAACTAAACAAGGTGGCAAGCGTCCAGTAATTCTGGATAGTGGCTTGAAACCTGCACAAGTATCTAATCAAAACTTCAAAGACATGGACTTTGATCAGTCGATCAAAACCCACAACGAATTAATTATGCAATGTATAGGTATTCCTCCAATCTTATTGGCTGGCGGAAATAATGCTAATATTTCACCTAATTTACGGCTATTCTATTTAGAAACAGTAATGCCGATTGTTCGCAAATTTACTTCAAGCCTTGAACGATACTTTGGATATGACATTGAAGCAATTACTAGCTCTGTGTCAGCACTGCAACCAGAATTAAAAGATATTGCTGCCTACCACTCGACATTAGTCAATGCAGGCATCATTACAGCTAATGAAGCAAGAAAAGAATTGCGTTATGAACCAAAAGATGGTAATGACGAAATAAGAATACCCGCCAACATTGCGGGTTCGGCTGCTGATCCGTCGAAAGGTGGTAGGCCCACAGATAATCAGCAATAAAGGGGTAATATGGTAGATAAAAGTAAAGTACTGTTTTTAAACAGTTCATTTATCAAGAGTACTGCCACCGACGGAAAAACAGCTAGTATAACAATCGAAGGGTACGCAAGTACTACGGATATTGATAGACAGGGCGACGTTGTTCCTGTAAGCGTTTGGGAAAAGGGTATTCAGAATTACTTGAAAAATCCAGTAATTTTAGCATACCATGACCATAGCGAACCAGTTGGTAGGATGGTAGAACATAGAATTGACGGCAAAGGGTTATGGATTAAAGCCAGAATCTCTTCGGCAGCCAGTGAGGTGTTCAATCTTGTAAAAGACGGCGTTTTAACGGCGTTTAGTATCGGATTCCGAATCGTAGATGCGGAGTACAACTCAGCTGCAGAGCTGTTTGTGGTAAAGGAATTGGAACTACATGAAATTTCAGTAGTATCAGTGCCAGCTAATCAAAATACACTATTTAGTCTTTCTAAGGCGTTTGATACAGCCGAAGAATTTAAATCTTTCAAAATGCAGTTTGCACCCAACAGCGAATCAGCTAAAGGGCTAGAATCCTCAACGGAAGCAAGCAGCGAAGTCAAAAAGGAAATGGAAATGGATCCAAAACAATTAGAACAAATGTTAGCTGATGCAGCTAGCAAAGCGGCTGAGCAAACTGCAAAAGCCATCGCCGAAACACAGGCAAAAGCATTGGCTGAAAAAGCTGCTGCTGACAAGGCTGAAGCCGAATTAGACGCACGCGTTAAAGCCGCCGTTGCCTCTATCTCTACTGGTGACACAGGTGCTGAGCGCTTGTTGGCCGAAGTTGAGAAGCGCTTGGAAAAAGCCGAAGAAACAAACAAAACAGTGATCTCTGGTTTGGAAGCTGCTCTGAAAGAGAAAGCTGCTGAAATCGAAGCAATCACAAAATCTAAAATGTCTTTCCAAGAAGCCAAAGACGGTATGTCTTATGCTGACAAAGAAAAGGCAGTTTTATTGTCTAAAATGGCTGGCAAGTCTATCGACGGCACAAAAGCTGGTCGCGAATTAGTGCAAAAATACGGTGCTCACGTGCCTTCCGCTACATGGGAACTCGAAGTTTCTTTGAACTTGGAATCTGAAGTTCGTCGTCGTTTAGTTGTTGCTCCAGTGTTCCGTAACATTGCTATGCAAACCAACGTGATGACCATTCCAGTCAATCCAGAAGCAGGAACTGCTACTTGGGTTACTAACGCTGAGTTTGGCGCCGTGCCTGCTACCCTTGGTGCAGCTGGTCCTTCTGCTGGTGGTAACGCTACTCACGCTCTCAAAGAAATCACTTTGAATGCATATAAACTCGCTACAAACGAGTATACAGCATACGAAGAAGAAGAAGATGCTTTGTTGGCTTTGATGCCTATCATCCGTGATGGTATGGTTCGCCGTGTTGCTCGCGCCGTTGACAAGGCCTTCTTGTTAGGTGCTGGTTCTGGTTCTGACCCTGTTAAGGGCTTGGCTAACTGGGCTTCCAACACTACTGCCGCCGGTAACACTGTTGCTGCTGGTATGAACGTTGCTAAATTGCGCACATTGCGTCAAGGCTTGGGTGCTTGGGGTCTCGATCCCGCAGAAGTAATTTATATCATTAATACTGATACATATTACCAGTTGCTGGAAGACACAACCTTCCAAACAATGAACCAAGTTGGTACACAAGCTACATTGTTGACTGGTCAAATCGGTCAAATCGGTGGTAGCCCCGTGTTGGTCTCTGCAGAGTTCGCTTCACCAGGTACTGGTATTGCTGGCGCTATCTGCTTGAACCCAGGCAACTTTATCGTTGGTAACCAGCGCGGTCTCCGCATTGATACCCAAGAATTGGTTGAAACACAGCGTCGCGTTATGGTGGCTAGCCTCCGTACTGGCATGACACGTGTTACTACTAACTTAGGTAACGCTGTTACAGCACACAAGTACACAGCAACCTGATCTGCTAGTGTAATTGTTTAACAAGACCCTCTCGGGGGTCTTGTTTTATAAAGGTATTATGTGCCTTTATAAAACAAGCGAGGTATTTATGGCAACAAATTTAGTAACAAAAGCAGAATACAAAGCTTACATGGGAATTACAAGTGCAAACTCTGATACAGAAATTGATTTCTTAATACCCAAGGTTAGCGATTTAGTAAAAACATATTGCCGTCGTACTTTCATTGATTTTTACGATGAGGCAAAAACAGAATATTTTGACGGTGGTTTCAACAAGCTGATTTTAAAAGAATCACCAGTAGTTAACGTAACTTCTGTAGGATACAGCGAAGATTTTGGCAAGACCTATCGCACATTAGCAAAATTCACAGATTGGATTCAGCGCGATGATTTTGTATTAAGCACAAATCCAAACGGCTTTGCTGAAGTATTAAACGGATATAAAGTAGTTTACTTTGCAGGCTACGAAGTAGTGCCTTCAGACTTGAAGTTAGCAGTATTAGATTTAATAGAATATTATTCAAGAAACAACGGTGCTGTACACAGCACTCGTGATTTAAATCCGAATACAACACAGATTACCTACGTTGCTTCAAACAACTTTCCTGCAGCGATCAAGCGTGTGCTAGATCAGTATATGGCGGACTTCAGCTAATGGCTAATCGTAAAGTAAGTCTTAAAGATCTAATTGATGATTTTGACCCTGCTGTACGACAGGCCTTGTCAGAAGATCTCCGTGAGACGTTAAATAAACGACCACACGTATTAGATATAAGCTATCGTGCTTTACGAATTAATAACAAAGAGCAGTACAGTGAAGAAGTATTCCGAGAAATTTACAACACTGTTATTAAAATAGTTGGTGAAAAAGCAGCTCGTAGATACGCTTCTATTGAAGAGATTCCACGAAACTATTTTACAGGCTCACAAGGCTACTTAGTCTATGTAGATGGTGGAGATACTCAAAGATTGCTAATGGCAAAATCTTTTAAAGCCATTCGTTCGTTTATTAGTGATAACGTAACAAATGATCCAAGGCTAAAAGACACTATTTTTGGTCAGCGTATTAAAAGTCAAAAAGCAATAAAAAACAGAGCTGGAAAACCTACTGGAGACTTTGAAACAGAATATGTATCTAACGTAGAATTAGGACATATTGCTAGTGCAGGTACTGGACAGGAATATTTGACGAGCCCTCTTACAGAAAAGCTATTTGGTTTAATGGATTACGGAGAGTTGAATGGTAATACTCTTGTAACCCAGTACGCAAAAGAAGCACTAGATAAAGTTTACGAAGTTCAGGCAGACGCAGAGTACATGTTTAAAAACACTACTCCTGAAGCGCTACAAGGAATCGAAAAAACGTTTGGAAAGCTATTCGTAGTTGTCACGTTACACACATTCGATGTGAACCAAACATTCTCAAACGAAGAAGCAAAGATATTCCAAGAGCTACAAAGAAAAATAGCTATGTTAGCTAGTAAACCTTTAGTAGCTAATTATATGAAAGACATGATGTCTTCTAATACTATGTTAGAAGACATTGAGCAAGCAATTGTTAGTATTTTAAAAACTGGCAAACCAAATCTTAAGCGACATACAGCTAAAAAAGGTGCTACACCTAAGAAGCAAGTTGGTAAAAAACAAAATTTACCTGCCAAGCAAAAGATTACAGGTAAAACTAATCTACCAAAACAAACTGCCGAAAACTCTGTAAACTTAATAAGCCTTCAAAACTTATTAAATTCTCAGTTGCAGGATGTTATAAGTGGTAATATGGGAGACGGCTCTAGTAGAGGTTTATTAAACTACAGAACTGGCAGATTTGCCAGCACTGCGGAAGTAAAGCGTTTATCTATAAGCAGAGAAGGCATGATAACTGCATTTTACGATTATATGAAAAACCCGTACGCAACATTTAGTACTGGAGGCAAACAAGAGTATCCAAGATCTAGAGATCCTAAGCTACTCATTTCCAGATCGATCAGACAAATTGCCGCTGAAGTAGTTAACAATAGATTAAGGGCGGTACTAGTATGAGCAGACGAATTAGTATTGTAAAAGCACTAGCAGAAAAATTAAAGACTATAGACGGAACTGGACCATATACAACAAATTTATATGATAATAGTTACGCAAAGCTAAAGTTCTGGGATGAAATACAGGACTTTCCAGCTGTGTACATGAGCCCAGGTACTGAAATGCGAGAGTATCATCCAGGTGATTTTACCTGGGGTTATATTAACATTAGTATTAAAGCTTACGTTAGGGATCAAGACGATCCACAATCTAGACTAGAAGAACTACTTCATGACTTAGAAACTTGCATCGATGCAAATCGTGTTTTAGTTTATGACCAAGATAATAATCTGGAAACGACTGAAATCTTAGTTCAGAGTATTATGACCGACGAAGGGCTATTAGTGCCATATGGTGTTGGTGAAATAAATATACAGGTGCGGTACGCACTATCATAACGTTATATGGCACCAAAACAGATAAATGTCTCGTAGGTGTGCCTTACGTTAAAACTTAAAAAAAGGAATAACTATGGCAGTTAATTTAATTCGTAATAGTAGAGTCTTCTTTACTACAAACGTCGATAGTCAAGGTCGAATCCGTGCTGGTGCTTATAAAGATGAAGCACAACCGTTTACGACTACTAATACATGGGAAATCCAAGTTCTCGAAGGCATGACTTTTAGTCAGAACACTACAGTTGATACTGTTACACTAAACGAAGCTGGTGCAGCACCTGCCCGTGGTCAGCGTAGCTTTAACACTGCTCTTGAGCCTTTGGACTTTACATTCTCCACATACTTACGCCCTAACTTAGATTCCACAACAATTACTTGCGAAGAAAAAGTATTGTGGAACGCTTTTGGTGGAGCTATTGCACTTGGTACAGCCAATGCTGCCTGGGTAGATGGTACAAGCCCTACTCCTGGTACTTTTACTGTAGCTAATTCTAACAAGCACCAATTACAAGCCTTTGGCCTTATTGTTGTGTTTGATGATTTAGCTTATGCACTCGACAACTGCGCTTTAGACACAGCTACTATTGATTTCGGTATCGATGCTATTGCCGCTATTCAGTGGGCTGGAAAAGGTAGCTTGATTCGTCAAGTCGCCATCGCTGCTAGTGCTCCTGCTTCTGGTAAAGTAACTTTTACTGGTGCTGATGTTGGTGCAGTTGGTGTTGAAGAAGCAAACGCTAAAAACACAGCCGCTAAGTTTATTACTAATAAGCTTACTGTGTTGCAAGTTAATGATGATATCAATGACTTTGCTGGCAGCGACTATAGCGTGCCAATTACTGGTGGCTCGATTACTATGAGCAACAACTTAACATACTTAACACCTGCTAACTTAGGTGTTGTTAACTTGCCAATCACATATTTCACAGGCACACGTAGTATTACAGGTACTTTGACTGCTTACTTGCGTAGCGGTTCTGCAAATACTGGTGGTTTGTTGCAAGGTCTGTTAGCAAATGCTGCTACCGAAATTAACCCAAGCTATGCTATCAACATTCAAATGGGCGGAACAAGCGGTACACACGTTGACGTTGGAATTCCTGCAGCTATGTTGCAAATCCCAACAGTTAATACAGAACAAGTTATTAGTACTACATTGACTTTCACTGGACAAGGTTATACAAGCACAGCGTTTGATATCGACCAAGCCAACGAAGTTACTGTTAAGTACTACGCAACAGCTTAAGCTGTAACTTTAACAGCAGGTGCTGGGTTGATCTCCAGCACCTATTTTTAGACTCTAGAAAAATAATATCAAGGAAATCCATGGCACAAGAAATTAGCCTGAAATCATTACTAGTACCTAGTAAAACAATCGAAGTTGACTATCCAGGATTCTCTGGGTTTAAGCTTCAAATTAACTACATTAGTCGTGATAACTTAATCAACTTACGTAAAAAGTCTACTAAAACTACTTTCAAGGGTCGACAAACCCAAGAAGACTTTAACGAAGATTTATTCTTGGAACTTTACGTTGACGCAGCTATTCGTGGTTGGTCCGGTTTAAAGTTTAAGTATGTTGACCTGTTAGCGCCGGTTGATGTTAGCAAGTTTGATCCAGAAGACGAATTGGGCTACTCAAAAGAAAACGCATTAATGCTAATTAAGAATTCTACTGATTTTGACAGCTTTGTCAGCGAGCGAGTAAACGACTTGGGAAACTTTGCGACGAGCAATTAACTGAAGTAAAACAGCAGTTAATTAGCTATATGCAAAACGGTACTGTAGCCATGACCAAAGATCAATACTTTGATATGTGCGAACAACTTGGCTCAGAACCCGTTGAAAGTGAGATACCCGTTGAATTCGAAGATTTTGCTATGGAGGTTCAACTCGCACTTAGTATATACAGACTACTAAGGGATGAGTGGGAATACATGAACGGAAACTATTTAGGTAAAAACTTAAATGGTATCTTTGAACTTTTTGATGTATATGAAGTACATCCCAAAGATAAAAAGTTCTACCTTGAATTAATTCACATGATTGATTCAACCAGAATCGATGAGATTAGAAACTCTAAACCAACAGAAAAACCCGCTACGTAAAACCTAGCGGGTTTTTTATTGGTAAAAATTTTTTGGTTTGACAAAAGAGTCCTATAATGTTATAATGATACCAAACAATTAATTAATTGTTACTTTAATAGCCTGGGAGAGTCTATGGCAGGGAATACGGTAATTGTTAACGTTGAAATGAATGACCCAAGTGGTTCAGGCAAAAAACGTATAGCAGAAACAAAAGAATACAATCAAGAACTTACAAAAGCAGCTGAGCTGAGTCGTAAAGCTGCTGGAGTGCGTTCTGGATATCGCGCCTCGGGAGAGGGCACAGAATATAATCGCGGCCGTGGTGCAATGGGTGCCACAGGAGCAAGTGCACGAGATTTTGCAAAAGAATCACGCGGTCTCGGTGGATTAGTACAAGTATACGCAACAGTTGCAGCTAACCTCTTTGCGGTTACAGCTGCTTTTGGTGCTTTAAAAGATGCAATGAATACTACTAACATGGTTAGTGGTATGAATCAATTAGGGTCTGTCAGCGGAGTAGCCTTAGGTACTATGGCTCAAAAATTCGTAGAAGCTACAGACGGAGCCGTTAGTTTGCGTGAAGCAATGTCAAGCGTAACTAAAGCTAGTTCTGCTGGTCTAAGCAATAAACAAATTACTGATATTGCTAAAGGTGCTAAACAAGCTTCACAAGCATTAGGCTTAGATATGGCCGACGCAGTTAGTCGTTTAACTCGCGGTATTACCAAGTTAGAGCCTGAATTATTAGACGAATTGGGTTTATATACTAAAATTGGTCCTGCTGTTGATAAGTATGCTGCAAGCATAGGAAAAACCGCTACTACACTAACAGATTTTGAGCGTCGTCAAGCTTTTGCAATTGCCAGTTTAGCTGAGTTAGAGCAAAAATACGGAGATATTGAATTAGCAGCTAATCCCTGGCAAAAGTTAGAAGCCAGTATTCGTAACTTAGCTACAGCAGGCCTGGAGTTAGTTAACAAAGTTTTAGTGCCAATAGCAAGTGTACTAGCAAATAATAGTACGTTACTAGGTGCAGTTTTAGCAGGTTTAGCACTAAAATTAATGAACATGGCTATCCCAGCTTTAGCAAGCTGGAGAAGTGAGTTAACAAAGACAGCTGCAGCCGCAAAGAAAAATGCTGCAGAAATCACAGAAAGTTTTGCCAGTAAAAGCGTAGAGTCTACGATGGCAAAATTTAATTTGCCAGAACTGCAAAGCAATTTAGATTCAGCTAAAGATAGATACGCTAAAGCAGTCGCAGATATTGCACAGATACAAAAAGATCAAAAATTAAGAGATACTAAAACTACAAAGAATATTACTAGTGGTATCTACGGCGAAGATCCTAAAGACTTTACTCGTACTCAAGCACAGATTAATGATTTAAATAGTAAAGGCACTACTCAAGCTTCCGCCTATGCAGATGCACTTAAGCGTGCAAAAGATGCCAAAAAAGAAGAACTAAACCTTACCAAACAAATCAGTAGCGCACAAAATCAAGCTGAAGATCAGTTTCAAAAGTCTAATATGAGCGAAGAAGCTCGTCGCAGGATTAGTCGCCAAGCAGCCAGCAGATCAGAAAGTCTAAACGCATTAGCAGATGTTTCTACTAATACACAACAAGGTGGATTCCGCTATGGTTTAGCACAACTTGAAAAACAAGTAAACGCTTCTGCTGCTATGGGCGGATGGGACAAATTAAAAACTCGTGCTACTGGTTGGGCAATTGCCGCAACTACCGAAGCAGGCATCTTTATGAGAAGCTTGGGTAGTTTAATGAATGTGGTAGGTATAGCTGCCGGTGTAGTAGGTATCTTAAGTTTTATATTTAGCAAAAACGGTCAGGCAGTAAGTGAGTTTAATTCACAAGTATCGCAAAATAATGCCACCGTAAACACAGCCATTGAAGTAATGAAACGGTACGGCGATACACTTAGCGCCGCTGGAAGTATTGCAAAAGGCAACGTGTTTGGTCAGCTAACGGAAGATCTAGGAGTTTTAGCAGATAAATTGGCTCGTGCAGACGAGATGGCTAGCCCCTTTGACAGGTTTATAGACGGTTTCTACACCGCTATTGACAAAGGCATGAAAGCAGACTTTGCCAACAGTGTAGCAGCAAACCTAGCTAGACAGATTAGCTTAATCCCAGAAGGCCCACTTAAAGAAGCTGCTGAAGCTCGCTTAAAAGAAGTTTTAAAGGTAGGTAATTTAAGCGAACAAGCTGTACGAGACGCAATGCTTGCTGCTGATAACAAGGATGTTATTAAGATTGCAAGGGACGCTAACAAAGAATTAACAGCCTTGTCCAATCGTCAAAAAGAAGTTGCTTACAATATTAAAAGCGTTACAGAGTCTGTAAAAACTGCAGATGAGTCTTTCCAGCAACTAGGGGTGACTTTATCCGCTAGCGACCCTGTGTCAAAGTTTGGTCGAGACTTAATGGCTGTTGGTATAGATCTTCAAAAGTCTTTTAAAGATGCAGAAAGCACTTTCGGATCATTAGAAAAATTATTGGAAAAACCAAGGGTGCTAGGCTTATTAGGCCCTGGAGCAGTTGAAGAAATAAAAAGCATAAAGCAGCAGCTGCCTGATATTACTAAAAATATAGATACATTTACAGTACAAGTAGCAGCAGCACAAAGTCAGTTAGACGCATTTGCTAGCATGGACTTTAGCAATGCCAGCCAAGAAACATTAACTGTAGTAGAAAAAGAAAGACAGAGATTAAAGACCAGGTTAGAAAATCTAACAATTGTGCTGGATTCTAACAAACTAAATTTTGAATCTCTTAATCAACAACTTAATAAAATTGTTTCCAGAGCAATTGGTGAAGGTTACGCTTTGGTAGAACGCATGGCTAGTGCTGCACAAGCACAAGCTGCACTAACAATTAGTAAAAACCTACTGCAAGGATTAAGCGGCCCAGGGATTGCCAGAGCCATGGGGCAGTTGAATGTACAGGAGATAAGTCTTCAACAGCAACAAAATAGTATTATGACTAGTTTAAATAATACTATGATACGTGCTAACGCTTTAAAAGAACGCGAACTTGCAGAAACCGGTATTAAAGATTTAGAAGAAAAAGCCAAAAAAGGACCTTTAAGCGCAGATGAAACCAGTAAGCTTCAAAACTTAAGAGGTACTGTTGCAGGAGCAGATATAGTTACTGGTGCAATAGCAGGACGTAAAACTATTACACGACAGCAAATAGAAGGCATGACACCAGAAATTGCAACAGTCGCAGGTCAGTACGCTGTTAGTACTCAGGGAGCTCGTGCAACAAATGCGGCATTAGAGGCTAAAAAACGTATTGAACAAAACAACATTGAACTTGGTAGCTTAAAAGAAATCAGAGATGAGCAGTTAAAATTAGAGCAATCTAACGGCCGTTTAATTGACTTAAAGAAACAGCAACAAGACTTAACTTTAAATATCTACGATTTTTTAAGTGATTCGCAATTGACAGCCAAGTTGCAGCTAGAGACTGATAAGCAAGGCAAAGACCAGCTATTGGCCAGAAGAGGCTTAATGGATGATATTTTTGGCGTTGTAGATAGAATAGCAATAGCTCAGCGAAATGAAGACAAAGCATCCGTAGCAGCTCTAGGCGAATTACGTGACTCAAAATTTAAACAACTTGAGTTATTAGACGAGCAGCAGACAAAAGAAGGTCAGATTCTTACTATACAACAAGCTCAAGCAAGAATTGCTAATGAGTATAAAAAGATCAATCTACTTACTCAAGATCGAATTGCACTAGAGCAGTTGCAAAGAGATACTGAAATGGATAGTATTAATAATCAATTGGAATTACTGGGGATACGAAGCCAAGTTCAAATAATGCATCCAGACGAAATTGCTGCACAAGAAAAGTCTTTAAAGCTGAACTTGTTGTTAAGGCAGTCTGAAAATGATAAAGCAAAAGCAAATGAAACCTATGCAAGCACGGTTAGAAAAATTGCTGAAGATGAGAAAAAAGCTAAAGAAGACGTAACTAATTACGATAAAGAATCTTTTGATAGAAGACGTGCTACCGCAGATACTTTCTGGAATTGGGAATTATCCCGTATCGATCAAAACAACAATGCAAAGCAAAAGAGTATTGATTTACAGTACTCTATGACTGATCGTATGAAAAACTACGAAGCAACTTTTGTTAGAAGTTTTGCTAATATGGCGGATGCTATCGTGCAAATGGTTACTACGGGCAAAGGTAGTTTTAAAGATTTAATTAATAGCATGATCGCTGACTTAATTCGTTATGAGTTACAACAGCAGATGATGGCTAGCTATAAGAGTATTGGCGGTGTAAAAGGCATATTTAATATGTTCACAGGAATGGGTCGTATTGACAATTCCATTAATACCTTAGTTAATTCTGGCGGCCCAGGTTTACCAGGATTTAGCTTAGAGGCTCAAGGTGGTGTTTACGATGCTGGCTTACGAAAGTTTGCCAAAGGTGGTACATTTACTAATTCTGTGGTTAATTCTCCTACTATGTTTAAGTTTGCACAAGGTGCAGGCTTAATGGGTGAAGCAGGTCCAGAAGCTATTATGCCCCTAAAGCGTGACAGCAATGGTAATCTTGGCGTCCGTTCAGACAATAATGGCGGCAGTAAAGTTGACATTGTTGTTAATAACTACTCGTCTGAGAAAGCAACTACAACAGAAACAGTTGATTCTAAGGGCAATCGTAAGATTGAAGTTATTGTTGGTGACATGGTCGCCGATCAACTTAGCCGAACAGGTTCTGCTGCTCAACAAGCTTTAACTGGTAGTTACGGACAGCGTCCCTCAATGGTAAGGAGATAATATATGCCAATTCAGTGGCCAACTACATTGCCGCAAGTACCTCAAAAAGGTTTTCAGGAGACTGTGGGTGTTAACGTCATCCGCAGTCAAACTGATGCCGGCCCAGCAAAGCAACGCAGGCGTGCAGCTCGTCCTAATGAAATGAATTTATCTTTTATTATGACAACTGCACAATGCGAAAGATTAGAAACTTTCATCAAAGACGATATAAAAGGTGTAAGCCGTTTTACATTTCCACATCCTAGAAAACTCGGTACTACAGTAGATGCCAGAATTATTCCTGGCAGCAATGGGGAGTTCTTTAGTCTACAATATATTGCACCAGGTTTCTGGTCTACTAGTTTAAAAATGGAAATAATGCCATGAGTCGTTTAACCCGATTGTCTCCACAAGCCATACGTGCAATGTATGGCTCGGAAACAGATCAAGCACTAATTATGCTTTTAACTGTTTACGATGCAACAGATAACTCAACAATTATTGGACGCATGGCAGACGGTTTTACTGGTAGGTTACCGGCTTTAACTACTGAAGCTGAAATAGTGTATGGAGTAACAAGTCGAAGCAATGACTACTACTTTATACCTATGGAAATTACATTGCCAGGCGAACAAGAAACAGGCGTAGGTCAGTGTAGCATAACAATAAATTATGCCTCACCCGACTTAATTGCCGCTATTCGTGCAGGCATTACAAAGCCAACAAAAATACTATTAGAGCTAGTACTCTCTGGCTCACCCGATACTGTTGAAGCTAGTTTCGCAGATTTTTATATTACCAGTGTAAATTATGACGCACAGAAAATTAGCTTAAGTTTAGACATGATTAATCTAAGCAGAGAGCCTTTTCCTTGCTTTAGTTTTACACCTGGTTACTTTCCAGGACTATTTTAATGAACTATAATAAATATATTGGTCTGCCTTACAAAGATAACGGCAGAGATATTGATGGAATAGATTGCTGGGGATTAGTTCGTCTTTACTATAAAGAAGAACTAGGTATTGATCTACCAAGCTACGTTGACGAATATAATGGCCCTTATGACACTAGCGTCACAAGGGCTATTAGTCTTTATAAAGACTCATGGAACAAAACTACTACTCCCGCACCTGGAGACGTAGTATTATTTAATATCTACGGAGAACCCGCACACGTTGGCGTTTACGTAGGCAACAACAAATTTTTGCACTGCCGCGAAGGCCGCGACAGTGTGGTCGAATCACTGGATAATATCAAGTGGAATAAGCGACTAGAAGGTGTTTACAAATACAGCGAGAATACTCAAATTGAAGTTGTGGGTATGCCACATCCGCTAAAAACAAGCGTATATCGTGAATGGACTGTTGCAGGTACAACTGTTCAAGATTTTGCATTGTTTGTACAAAACAAATACTCTTTAAGCACACGATTTACTGAAAAGTTAGTAGTTGTAGTAGACGGTGTTCCCATTGCCAAAGAAAACTGGGAAACAACTGTTTTGCAAGCAGGACAAACCATTGCTTATCGCGCAGTGCCAGAAGGTCGCGATACCTTTAGATTACTTCTTGTTCTTGCCGTTGTTATTGTAGCGCCACAATTAGCTACAACTGGATTTCCTAGTTTAGGTATAAGCGGAGCAGGTTTTGCAGCTGGTACTTGGCAAGCCAGTGCCGCTGCTATGGCTATTTCCATGACAGGTATTGCATTGGTAAATGCAATTATGCCTATACGTACTCCTACTCAAAATGATCCAGGCAGTGCCAATGCCTTAAATTTGTTTAGCGGTACAAACAATCAAACTAATAAGTTCGGAGCTATCCCGGTTGTCCTAGGTAAAGTTAGGATGGCAGCAATGTTAGGTGCTTCTCCTTATATTGAAACACTAACAGATACAACTGTTTTAAACTTACTGCTTGTATGGGGTTTTGGACCTCTGCAAATTACTGATCTTTGC